TCTATTACGGGTTCGGGTAATTCTTTGGCTAAAGCTATATCAGCTTGTAAAGTAAACCACATACCTATCATCATTACTAAACCACCAACTGCTAACCCTATAGTTTTAAGATCAATTGTTATTTGTGTATTTTCGCCTATTTTCATTTTTTAATCTAATAAATATCCATAAGGAGTAGCTGCAACTTCTATCCCTATAGGAAAGTTTTCTAATCTTAAGTTAACCGTCATATTTGCTTGGATATAAGGGTTATAAAATTCTCCTTCAGCAGTTAAACATATTAAACCACTATGTTCTCCTCCTAATTGACCCGCATCTGTAACAATTACTTCATTCCAAACTACATATTCCTCATCACCTGGAATTTCTACGCCAGCATATTTGTTATCCGGGTTTTCCCAAGTGTAAGTACCTATATCTAATAATTCTCCATCATCATTTGCATCAGAATCTAAACAATATAATGCAAAATGCTGTCTATCTAATCTTGGTTCACCATCATCTACTTGAAGGTATAAAATAAAGATTTTTTTAATAGTATCTCCTACATGTTTAGTACCCCCATAAGTTATGATTTGGTTATACCTTTCATAGGGATCAAAAGATTCACCATTAAGGCTCATTTCAATTAATGGCTCTAGTACTAAATCTTCTTTATCACAACTACTTAATACTAAAATCAATATTGTAATGTAAAATAATAAAAGTAATTTTCTCATTTTTATTTAAAAGTATAATTTAATCCAACAGATGTATTAAAAATTTCACTATCCCACATTTTACTATATTCTCCTTCAACAAATACTCCGAGATTTTTTCCTATTTTCCAACCAAAATTAACACCAGCTGAATAGTCTTCCCATTGTTCTCCATCACACCCATCAACATCATCATATCCCATTCCTCCTACTTCCCAACAATCTCTATGTAAATAAGTAAATTCCTCATTTCCTTGTACATAGTGGTGATAAGGTATAATATAATTAGCATAGGCGTGTAACCAGAAATTATTTTTGTAGTGGTAAAAATCAGCTCCTATAATAGGTGCAATTTCACCAAATGCATCTAATAAGTCCCATTGTTCTTTATTATAGCGATTCATTAAATCGGTAAATATATCTTCTCTAAATTCTAAATCTGTATGTGCTACAACATTACCTTCTTCATCTTCCCAATACCAATCATTAACAGTTTCACCATTGACCGTTATACTAGCATAATGATCTGAGTAGCCATATAAAAACCCTAATGAATACCAAGGGTTTACTGCATTACCGTTTTCATTAGTTTCATTTAACCATATTTCTACTGGATTATAACCATAAGGTCTGTCGTGGGTTCTATAAATAGCACCTGCAGAAATTGATAGTTTTTTTCCTAATGGAATACGACCTCTTACTTCAGCTGATTGGTATTTAAGATTTACTTTACCTACTTCTCTTGATTCTGCTTTTACTATCCACCACTTACCTGTGTGTTTAAGAAAGTATCTATGGTTTTCATATTCTTCTCCTCTAAATCTTTCTTTTTCGTAATGTAGTTGGTATTCTAAACCTTTAATAGCAGAAGTTGGAGCTGTAAAAGCTAATTGATTTTCTGTTCCAGAATAAAAATTCTTGGGTTTTCTTTCGTAATCGAATCTAGCTAATTTTCTTATACCAAATCCATATCTGTAATCAAAGGGCCAATCAGGGGTATTATCAACGACAATTGGTGGGTGATAAAATCCATCTGGGTTTGTTTCTACAAAATAAGTAGATTCACTCGCTTCCATCGAGTTTTTTATATCACCGGCCCCATATACTGTTCCGTACTTTAAAAAGTCTTTATAAATTTCTTTGAAAAAGTTTTTGTTTTCTTTTTCCTGAGATAATACAGGGGATGAAATTAACAGTGCAACCATTATTACTAATATCCTCATATTATGATCTGTTTATGTTCAGCTATAAATATGGAAAAATATTTGAAGATTTAATTATCCTTCACAACTGACGCATTCAGCCATACGAGATCCAAGATCTCCTTTGATTACTGAATCAGTTCGCAAATAATATAATGTTTTTATGCCAAGTTTCCAAGCTTCCATGTGAACTTGATTAATCCATTTAGGAGAGTCATTAACATCAAATGAAATATTTAAAGATTGTGTCTGATCTATGTATCTTTGCCTGATTGCGGCTTGTCTTACTAATTCTAATTGATTTATTTCGGGAAATGTTAAGAATAATTCTTTTTCACTAGGAGTTAATACAGAATCTGGGAGATTTTGTACTGATCCTCCATCTTGTAACATTTGGTCCCACCATTTATTTTGATTTTTTCCTTTTTTTATTAATAAATCTTCTAAAACTTTATTTTTTCTTATAAAAGTTCCTTTAGCTCCATTAAAGGTATAGATATTCGCAGGTAAGGGTTCAATTCCAGCTGATATTCCACCAGTGATTACTGAGTTAGAGACTGTAGGAGCTACTGCCATTAAATGAGTATTTCTCATACCAGTTCCTCTACACCACATAGGTTCTTCATATTCTGCTGCTAACTCCATTGAAGCTTTTTCAGTTTTATTTCTGATTAATGAAAATATATTATGAGTGTGGGCTGTTGATGCAATTGAATTAAATGGTAAACCTTTTTGTTGGAGGAATGTATGCCAACCCATTACGCCTAAACCTAATGCTCTACCTTTTTTAGCATGATAGTGTGTTCTTCTTAATGAATCTTTACCATTAGATTTATCTATAAATTCTTGCATTACACCATCTAAAAACCAAGTTGCTGTCTCTACAGTATCTGTTTCTTTCCATTCATCATATTTAGCTAAATTAAGAGAAGATAAACAACAAATAAAACTATGTTCTTCATCTGTAAATAAAGTAATTTCAGAACAAATATTTGTCATAGAAACATCAAGGTTGTTTAATCTATAAGCAATTGGATTATCCTTATTAACATTATCTTTGTACATTATATAGGGTTCACCTGTTTCCATTCTTGCTTTTAAAATAGTTGCCCAAGTATTTAATGCCTTAGAATCTCTAGCTTCTAATTTACGCATAAAATTATCTCCTACAACTACACATTGATGTAAATTTAAACATTGTCTATTTGGATCTCCTTTTGGTCTTCTAATTTGTAGAAATTCATCTATATCAGGATGTTCGATATTTAAATTAACTGATGCCGCTCCTCTTCTTACATTTCCTTGGTTGGTTGCAATAATTGATGAATCAAATATTTTACACCATGGAACAACACCTTCAGATTTTCCATTACCGGCAATTTCTATTCCTCTAGATCTAATACGAGAAACACTAATACCAACGCCTCCGCCTTTAGATGTTAATCTCATTAATTCAGCATTAGTTAAACCAATACCTCTAATAGAGTCAGGAGAATCTATTCCATAACAAGAAATAGGTAAACCTCTATCTGTTCCCATATTTGAGATTACAGGGGATGCTAAACCTAACCATCCATTCCAAATGATTTTAAAAAATTTAGATTCTAATTCTGGTTTTTTAAGTCTAAAAGCTGCGGCTTTTGAAACTCTTCTATATGCTTTTTTAACATCTTCTCCTGGGAGTAAATATCCCTTGCTAATTGTTGCAAGGGACATTTCATCCATCCATTCAGGAAAATTTTTACCAGCTTCCCAATTTGAATAATCTATTTGTAAGGCGTTGTTTTCCATTTTTTATTTTAATTACATGAAAATTTAGATGGGCTAGTAGGATCTGCCACAGATTTACATTCAACAGGTTTTATTTCTACTGTATTAGTAATTGTCTTTCCTTGTTGGAAGTGAGAATCACCAGACCAAACTAATTCATATTTCCAATTTGTCCATTCTGACCAGATATAATTATCCATAGGAGCAGCTCCTTCATTGTCTTCATTACTATACCATAAACCATCACGAATACATTTTACTGTACCACCTGGTTCCAATTGATAACTTAACCAAAAGTTTCCAGTTGAAGGATTAGGTTGATCTAATGTTGATGGTGGTAATAATTGAGAATGAAATTCTGAACATTCAGTTGGTAAAGTTCTGCCGTTAACACTACAATTAGATTCAATTACAGCCTTTCCTCCATTAGGAGCAATCACTGTAGTATCATTAGCTACATTCTTACCCCAAGTTGCTACAACTGTTATAGGTTGATCGGTTGAGTTAATATAGGTTATAGAAACTAAAGTTGGAGCTATGTCTACTTTTTCTACTTTTTCTACTTTTTTGTTGTTACATCCTATAAAAATAAGAGATAATAACATAATTAAATAATAATTTTTCATTGTTTTTGTTGTTTTTGTTGTTTTTGATTAATTTTAAAATAATGCAGCAGCATCCCAATTTTGAACGCCTTTGCTATAATTTGTTACTCTATTTGCAAAGAAATCAGTATGTTGTTTACCTGCTGATAAACTGTCGAACCAACTCATTCTTTGAACTGCTTCTAAATCGATTCCATTTACAATTGGTTTATAACCTAGATCACTCATTTTTGTGTTTAATCTATGTTTGATAAAAGAAGTAAGATCGTACTTAGTACATCCTTCTAAATCTCCCATTTCATAAACTTTATCTATAAAATCTAATTCTAATTTTAATGATAAATAAGCAGCCTCTTCTATTTGTGCTTTTAATTCAGGTGTATTAATTTCAGGATTTTCATCTACTAAAGTTCTAAATAACCAACATCCAGCATCTGAATGCATTGATTCATCCCTAATACTCCATTCTACTATTTGTCCTACACCTTTTAATAAGTTTCTTAATTTAAATGATAATAAAACAGCAAAAGAGGAAAATAAATTAACTCCTTCTGTAAATGCAGAGAAAATAGCTAATGATCTTGCTATTTCACTGAGTGACTGTTCTCCAGTTTGCATGTCAGCATTTACTTCCATTAGGCCCCCAATTTTAGCCATTGTAGTTTCATCTTCTAGAAACTCACTAAAATCATCTAAACCTAATTCTTCATTAAGTAAAGAATAGGCTTCAGCATGAATTGTTTCATTAGCACCGAAACCAATAGCCATCATTTTTACTTCTGGTTTTGGGAACCACTTTGTTACTAATGTCGACCAATATTCCTCTACTACAGTTTCAGTTTGAGCAAATCCTTTCAGGATAGACCCAATTATATTTTTTTCTGTTTCTGATAGATTTTGTTTCCAATCATTAACATCAGACATCATTGGTACTTCTGTATGTAACCAGTGAGCTTGTTGTTGTGCTAACCAAAAGTCAAATGCTGTTTGGTATTCGAAAGGTTTATAAACGATACGTTCTTCAATAATTGATTTTTTTGCCATTTTGATGTTTTTAGTGAGTTATTTTTTAAATTCCTTTAATTTTTTATATAACATTTGTTTATCATAGGAATCAACATCTGTATCAAATTTATTAGAAGCTGTTTTTGGAGTTAATGTTTTACTTTCTTCATCACTATCTCTATAATCATATACTTCAAAATGACCAGTAGAAGTGTCAGCACTGACAGAAAACGTAAGACCATCCATACCATATCTATTTTTCATGATATGAAAACGACCAGTGCCGTTAACCTTATCTTCTTTTTTTCTTGATAAAGACATTGCAAAGTCAGAAATCATCATTTTATCATATGATCCTGCTGCTTTGTCTCCTTCTATAATCTTATCTTGCGCTCCAGCACGATTAACTTGGGAAACTGACCAAATTGGTATACTTAATTGTCTAGCTAAACCTTTTGCGCTACTATAAATATCATCAATTTCATCCTTACGTTCACGAGTTTTTCTTTTTCCTGAAAGAAGGTCTACATAATCAATTAATACCAGATCTGGTTTGACTCCCATATCGGAGCATTTATTAATATGTGATTCAATTGTTGACATAGTTGCCCTACCTGTTGGATATTCTTTAATAACTAGTTTACCTGGTAGTTGGGGTATTATTTCTTCTACTTTGTCTTTGAATTGGCTAATTTTTGTAACGGGTATTTTAGTAAAGAAAGAATCATATCGTCTTCCAACATAATCTTCACCTAATTCTAAAGTATAGTGTAAAACATTATAACCTAATCTAACAGCATAACCACCTAATGCAACCAAAGACCAAGACTTACCTCCCCCAGGACTACCAAATATTAGACCAAAATCCCCTTGTCCTAATCCACCTTGTAATAACTCATTAATACGTTCCCAAGGTGTTGGAATAGTAACCCTTGAATTTTTTCTATATCTATCTTCAATATTTTTATTATATTCATGACCTACATTTTTATCTTGTCCTGCTTTCAAAGCATTATCGACAATATTTCTTATTCCTTCAAAATCACCAGCTTTTAACAAATCAACCGAAGTCATTAATGCTTTTTTTAATTGTTGATTTTTACAAAAATTAGTAAATTCTTCTTGTACATATTCTAGATCTTCATCTGATGTTACGTAAGCTTGTTTTAATTGTTCTTTTATAGAAACTTGTAAAACTTTATTATCTAGTTTCTGTACTTCAACTTTTAATACTTCTAAAGACGGTGTAGTATGATATTTATCGTAATACTTTAAAATTTCTTTAATAGCCCATTTTTGTGCTTGGTTTTCAAAATACTCATCACTAACAATATCATAGATATTAGTTAGGAATTCTTTATGTGTAAGTAAAGACGATAGAACCTTAATTTGAAATTCTGAACCGTATTGATTTATATTATTTAATGTCAATTTTTATAACTTTTAAATATTAAAAAATTATCTCTTAACCATATTTCTAGGTTTCTAATCATACCACCTAATTTATCTTCATTATACAATTGAATAAATAATTTATCATGTAATTCAGGTAAATTGGATTCAATTAATTTTTTAAGATATTCTTTATCTTTATCATCAATCATTGGATTAGATAAATCCATAACTTTGTAATTAATTTCTAGTTTTTCAATTTCTAATACAATTCTTGAATATACAACATGGTCCTTATACTTCCTAGCTGATATATCAAAAATATCTTTTAGTATTAAATCATCTTTTTGTAATTCTGGGAATTTTTTATATAATCCTTTTACACCTAAACCTTTCACTCCTTGTATTTTATCAGAATTATCTCCTAATAATGTTTTATAAAGGATGAAATTGTGAGCTGTACAACCAAATTTTTCTTTAACTACTTTGGGTGTATAATATTCTTTTTCCATTGGTCTATATAAAATAATTTTATCAGTAACCAATTGAACAAAATCTTTATCACTAGAAACTATAAATACTGTTGAATTATATTTTTCTACTAATTTGTTAGATAACACTGCTATAATGTCATCAGCTTCCACCTTATCAATGGTGATGGTTTTTACGGGTAATAGCTTTAAATACTGGATTAGACGCACTATTTGGTCAACTTTTGCGTCGTGTTCTTCCTCTATATTATCAAATGCATCCCAATTAGTAATTCTTTGTAAATTTCTATCCTCTTTGTATTCGGGGAGCAGGTTCTTACGGTTGGTGGATGATCCTGCTCCGTCGAATACTACATAAACAGAGGTTGGTTGAACTTGTCTAATTAAAGCACCTAAAGAACGTAAAAAACCTCCAAGACCCCCTATATGGACCCCATCGGGGTTTACCATATTAAGCATCGCAAAGTTTCTAAAAAATAGGTTCAACCCATCTATTAATAGAACTTTATCGTGTCTTTTTAATTGAGGTTCCTCCCCATGCTCCTGGACGGTATCCAGGAGATTATATAGTTCTTTATGCTTCATTATTTTTATTCTGGCTCTTTCTCAAATTGAGAAACATCTTGTACTTCTTCTCCTTCTTCTACAACAACAAAATCTAAACCACCAAGGATTTTACTCCATTCTTCAGCGTGGTCATTTTTGTATTTTTTTAATTCATTTGGATTGTCAGTAATAAAACCATGAGGAGTCATAACAATTCTTCCTCTAGTAGTTACACCATTAATATGATTTTTATCTATTTGTAAATTACATCTTTTAGCAAATTCTACCTGCTTACCATCTTTAATTGCTTTAATTTTAGATGTTCCTGCAGACATAATATTACCAAACGTAACTACAAATGTAGAATCAAACCACATAGCATAACCACCTTTATTCATCAACTTTGGTTGTCCCATAGGTGATACGGGTTTTAATGTCCAAACTTTATTAACACATACTAAAGTATTAGTATAAGGTGAAGATTCTTTTCTTGATAACGTAATTCTTTGATTTACATTATTTCCAAATTGAGTTGACATTGCTCCTGCATTCCATTCATTATTATTTTTATTAGATTTAAGTGACATTTCACAAGGAACAGAACCAATACTATCCCATAAGAATAATAAATCAAAAGGTAAATTACCTTTTTTCTGTTCATCTAATAAATCTAGAATAAATCCAGCTACATCTTCAATAGAATTAATTGTTTCTCTATCAATATATAAGAAGTCACCTTCATACCCTACAACTTCATTAGTTTCAGGATTGCGTTCTACTTTGATATCAAGACCCATTTGTATAGCATGTTCCCAATTCCATTTCATCTCAGTAATAATAAAAACAGGCAATATCCCATTATTTTGAGCGGATACTGCTGCTTCAATCATTGCTGTTGTTTTACCCGTATCAGAGTGACCTCTAAGTAAAACTATATGTCCCATAGGAATACCAGGTACTGAAGTAACTTCTCCAAAAGCTGGTGAAAGTGGGATCCATTCTTGGTCCTTAAATTTGATATTTTTATCTAAACCTTTTTTAGATTTAAATTTTCCTAAATCAAAATTCGCCTTAATTTCAGCAGATACCGCTGCTGTTAGTGATTTTTTATTTTTTCTTTTCATTAATCAAATAGATTATCAAATTCATCCTTTTTACTTTGTTTCGACTTAGAAGTATCTAAACTAAAATTAGATTTCTGTCCATGTTTTTCCCAAGGTAAATCTTTAGGATCATTATCAAAATCATTTGATGGTTCAGAAATGATATCACCTTCATTTTCATCTTCAGGAGCTAACCATTTTTCTAACGCTGATTTCATTTCATCAAAAGAAAAACGTTTAAATAATTCTTTTGGATTAGGTTGTTCTTTTAACCAAGTTTCTACTTTACTACTATCTTCGTGAAGTTGTGAAGTTTTTAATCTTACTCTTACTGATGATCTATTATACGGAGTACCTGTTACTTCAGGGCCAACTGTTTCGACAGTTAAATCTCTACCTGAAGATACATCTGTGTAATCTCCTATTTCTTCATCTATAGCTAATGCAAGTAATTCTTCATAAACTTGTTTACCAAATTGCCATAATCTAACTCCTTTATCTTCTTCACCTCTAACTACTACAGGTATAAAGACTCTGGTTTTTGCATCTAATTTTTTAGCTAAAATATAATTTTCTTTATTATATTCTTCTCTAAGTTTAGATGCGAATAATGCAATAGGGTCTTTTTCACCAAAATTTAAAGGTGAAATCATAACCTTATTTGTAATTCCATAATAGAACTTAAGTTCTGTAAATGGGTTTTTCTTATTGTACACACTAGGTACAATTCGAACTTGTTGTTTTCCTACAGTTGGTCGCCAAAATATTTTGGTATAATCTGTTTTGTTTCCACCTGCAGTTTGTTTTTGTTGGAGACTGTCCAACTTCTGTTTAAGTAATGATAAATCCATAATATAACTTTTTTTTAATATGTAACAATATACGAATGATTATTTGAAAAACCAAACTATCTTCAAATAATTACTACTCCTTTTTTCTCAACCACTGTTAATGCACACTCTTGAGCAAAATTTATGCTACTTGTAATACTTTTCTTTTTTAATATACTAAATATAAAAGCAGCAAAAAATGTATCTCCAGCTCCTGATAAGTCAGAAACCTCAGCTTGGCGTTTAGGTGGGATTATTTTATTTTTCCACCTTACCCCTTTTTCACCTAAAGTAACAATTAATTCTCCTTTAAGGTCAACATTAGAGATAAAATTTTTATTATTTTTAAATTCCGATTCATTTATTTTTATAAATGAAGCATTTCTTATCCAAGTTAGGAATTCTTTTTTAGAATCTATAAATGAAACGGGATATTTATTTATTAAATATTCAATATCTTCATAATGTAAAAATCCTTTATTATAATCGCTAATAATAACAGCATCATAATTTTTTAATTTATGTAAATTTTCAATTCTTTCACATCTATCATCTTCATCTACTCTTAGTAACATTTGATTTGTTTTTATATCAACTAATCTTGTTTTTGTTATATTATTTGGATTAGTTATTAAATCAATTGTCCAATCTTTAGCTAGATGTTTTAAATTGTTATAAACATTTTTAGTCATTCCTCCATTTGATTTTTGTTCAATTGGATTAAACACGGGAACGGGGGCTTCAGGACAAATTCTTTTGCATTCCCCATAAATAAATTTATCTGTACAACTATCTCCTATTAATAATATTTTCATATAATTCTAGATGTTTTTTTGCAAATTCTTTTAGTTTATTTTGTTTTATGGGTTTATATTTTATTGGAGAGTGAATAATATCTATAAGATTTTCGATATCTTCTTCTAGATTTCCAGTTAATTTTTCAATAAAATCAGTATAAATTCCTCTATAATGATTTAAATCAAAAGCCATTATTTTAATATTATTAGATATTGCTTCTTTTAATACAATAGGATTACATTCCCAAGTTGAAGTAAATAACATTAAATCAGATATTTTATAAAACTCACTAACTTCCTCTGTATCTTTTTCACCATGAATTATTATATTAGGAGGTAAATTCTCCATTAAAGGCATCCAATAATCTCTAAAATTATGTGCTTGATTTCCTACAAAATGAAATATATAAGACCATCCATACTTATCCCATAAAATTTTAGCTATTTCTAACGCATATTTTTGGTTTTTTCCTGGTGTCCATAATCCTACATTAACTATGTGGTGTTCTCCTTTTACTCTCCACCCTTGTTGTGTTAATATATCTTCTTTTGATCTATTAGAAATAATAGAATCATCAACAGGATATTCGATTAATTTTTTCTCCCCAGGTAAAATTTTGAATGTTTCTTTTAAATGATGATCAATAACAAAAGCATATCCATCAGGATGGAAGTTCTTTTCTTTTGCATTATAATCTATACTGTGAAGAGTTTCTACTGTTTTCCAAGGGTATTTTTTTGAATATAATTCTTTTTTTATATTTTCGTCTAAAGTAATCCCTCCCCATGTAGGCCATTTCTCAGGAAATTCTTCTAAATGAACTATATCAATTTTTTTATCTTTTAGATATTTAATAAAATTTTTATGGCGTTTACTATTTTCTTCTTCCCATTCAGCAAAATAACCTCCGCTAATAAAATTATCTTTTGGTAAAATTTCTATTATTTTTTTTCTTTGAATTTGGTACCAGGTACTAATTTGAGTCCATTCATAAACAAAAACCTCAATATCAGTAAATTTTTGTAATGCCTGTATTCGTTTTAATAAGAATTGGGGCATTCCTCCTGTACTTAAATGTGGTACTAAAAATAAAACTCTCATTTTAAAATATTTGTTGTTGAATAATTACCTACTCGATCAAAATATACAATTTTTTTAGCATATTGACCACCTACTATTTCTTTTCCTTTCCAATCACTACCTACAACCAAAATATCAGGTTGTTCCTTTTGAACTAACCATTCTAAATGGTCCTTAGAATCAAAAACATAAATTTGATCTACAGCTTTTAAACTTTCTAAGGCATAATGTCTATCTTCTAAATTATTGTAAGGTCTATCTGGTCCTTTGTCTTGTGCTACTTTTTCATCAGAATCAATTCCTACAACAAGGTAATTACCTAATGATTTAGCATAGTTAAATAACTCAAAATGTCCTCTATGGAGAATATCAAAACAACCGTTTACCCAAATTTTCATAACCTTTTATTTTTTAAACCTCTATTATTTTGTGGATTTTTGTATTTAATTGGTTTAAATCATTGTGTTGAGTTAATAAAATACAATTTTTATAATGTTGCCAATTTACTTGATAACTTGTATCAACAACACCACCATTTAATTTTTTAATAAGCTCATTTAGAGCATTTATTGTATATAATGTATTTGATTCTTTTTTTCTATGTACTAAGATTGTATTACTTGGGATAGAATGAACATTAGCTTGTTCAACATTATAAGTGACTACAAATTCATCTTTGCCTGCTATTTCTAAAACGAAAAGTTTATTGTATATGATAGTATATTTTGACTTAATATCTTCTATTAAATCATCTAGACCATCTGAATCTGTAAAAGTACAAAATAATTTATTATTCAAATCACTTATTATTTTGATATTGTTATCAATATCATAACTCGTGTTATACGTATTGTAATTATTTGCCAAAATTGTAGTCATATCCTTCGCTTTCTTTTGTATTTAGTTTATATTTCTCAAAAATATTTCTAATTTGTTTTAATACTTCTGCTTCGTTTTCGTCAAAATCAAATAAAAATGAATCATACGTATATAGAACTAATTTTGTTTTTGCATTCTTCAATATACCAAACATATCCCATAGAACCAAAACATTTTGAGAAGTTTCCATATTTTGTAGAACATAATTAAATAATTTTTGTGGATTCATATTCTCCAAACTTTCTTTAGAATAAACAAAATCCGAAATAGGGCACTCAATATACCCCTCATTTTCAAATATTTTCCAAGTATTTTT